ATGAATAGCTTTCGCATTAAAAGAGATGACACTTTAAATGTACAGACTACTAAATTAAAAACACTTGATTATGAACAATACCTTGACAAGTTTGTTGATAATGAGTATAACTCTAGTACGGATCTAAGAGGTGTTCCTAGATATGTTATTAGAACACCAAGCAGGGAACTTGTATTTGTTCCTGCCCCAGACAAAGCTTATGAAGTAGTTTATGAATACTACACTACAAGTTATGATTTGTCTCTACATGATGATGTTCCTACACTACCAGAGCAATATAGGCACGTAGTTGTAGCAGGAGCAATGTATTACGTTTACCAGTTTAGAGGTGACATGCAAGCTGCTCAATTATCTATGCAGTCATTTGAACAAGGAATTAAGCAGTTGCGAAGTATACACATTAACCGCACTGAATACTTGCGAGATACAAGAGTACACTTTTAATGGCTAGTTCTTGGCAAACATTCCCTATAGAATTTAAGGGTGGATTAATATCTAATCTAAGCCCTCTTCAGCAGGGGGCTAATGCTGTTGGTTCTGCAACTGTACTGCAAAACTTTGAATCTAATAAAGAAGGTGGTTACTCTAAAATAAGAGGTTATGATAAGTACAGCAGTACTGTAATTCCAGGAACTGGCCCTGTTCTAGGTGTTAAGGCCATAAGTGCAAACAGAGTTGTTGCGGGAAGAAAAAATGGCTCTAACCTAACACAGTGGTATTATAGTACAGGTGCTGGTTGGACTAGTATGGCTACAGGCGCACAAGCAAATGCGGGGAGAGCCAGATCTGCAACTTTCAACTTAGATGGTACAGACAAAGTAGTATTTGTAGATGGAAACAATTATCCGGGAGTATATTCTACTTCAGGTAATTCTTTTACTTACATGACTTCCTCTAATAGTACAGATGTTGAAGGTGCTAAATTTGTAGCTATATTTAAAGATACAGCCTTTTATGCTAAAGGTAATAATTTATTTTTTACTGCACCTTCTACAATTGATAATTTTGGTTCAGGTTCTGGTGCTATTAATGTTGGAAATCTTATAACAGGAATTGCAGTATTCAGAGAACAACTTATTATTTTTACAGATAATACAGTTAAAAAACTTACAGGAAGCACAGAAGCAGACTTTGCTCTATCCTCTATTACAGATCACATTGGCTGTGTAAACGGAGATACGATACAGGAAGTCGGCGGCGATATTATGTATCTAGCTCCAGATGGACTTAGATTACTTTCTGCTACTGATAGGATTGGTGACTTCGGACTAGATGTAGCTTCAGATCCTATAGCTAAAGATGCTAGTATCTTTTTATCTAGTACACCTATTTTTAGTAGTATTGTACTGAGAGAAAAAGCTCAATATCGTGTGTTTGCATATATAGGATCAGAAAACTCTGCTGATGCTAAAGGTTTAATAGGTACTAAGAAAATAGCACAAGGTGCTGCAGGGATAGAGTGGTCTTCTACTAAAGGTATTAAAGCTTATGTAGCAGATAGCGTATATAGTTCAACTAACGAAGTTATTGTGTTTGGTAACGATGATGGCTATATTTATAGAATGGATAACGCTTCTGGTTTAGATGGAGCAAACATAGAAGCCATATATGAATCTCCTTACATGTCCATTCAAGATCCTCTAGTTCGTAAAACTTTTTATAAGATGGCGCTTTTCTTAGAACCTAAAGGAAGTATGAGCTTAGACTTAAATATTAAATACGACTTTGGTTCTGCAGATGGCAGCATACCTCAACCCGAAACTCAGCAAATAACAAGCACAGGTACTGCCGTTTCCTTATTTGGTGCTTCAAGTTCAATATTTAATACGTCTAGCTTTGGCGGTGAACTAGATAAACTATATACTACAAGTTTGGTAGGTTCAGGTAAGACGGTAGCAATACGTATAGAAGACAATTCAACTAATCCAACTTTTACACTCGACACAGCACTGTTAGAGTATAAACCAAATGATAGACAGTAAGGACTAAACAATGGCAGGTTATACCCGTACAGACACAGCAAATAACATTGCTAATGGTAACGTTATTAATGCAAATGACTTAGATGCAGAATACAACGCTGTTGAGGCATCCTTTAATGCTTCTTCTGGTCATAAACATGATGGTACTGCTGCAGAAGGCGCACCAATTACTAAAGTTGGCCCTTCACAAGATCTTATTGTAAGCTCCTCTTCTGTCTTACCTAAAACACCTAACACCTTAGACTTAGGTTCTGTGGGCGTACAATTTAAAGATGGTTATTTTGATGGGGTATTATATGCGGATTCTTCTGTACATGGTGTTAACGGCCTTAGTAGTATTGGTGATAATGTTTATACGGTATCCTCTGGTGGCCTTAGTGTTGATGTTGATGGGGATATTACTCTTAATCCAACTGGTCTTGACGTTGTATTAGCTTCTGGAGGAACTCCTTACGGTTCTTTAACTAACACGAGTAGTAACCTTACAATTAAGTCTGGAACAACTACAGCAGTTACTCTTACAGGTGCTAATACTGCATTAGCTGGTACGCTGGGTGTAGCATCTAATATTACTGTAGGTGGAACTGTAGATGGTAGAGATGTTGCTACAGATGGTAGCAAGTTAGATACTATAGAGACTAGTGCAACCGCCGACCAAACCAACGCAGAGATTAGAGCCGCCGTAGAGGCTGCAAGTGATAGTAACGTCTTTACTGACGCAGATCATACAAAACTAAATTCTGTAGAGTCTAGTGCAGACGTTACAGATGCCACTAATGTAGCAGCGGCTGGTGCGCTTATGGATTCTGAAGTAACTAATCTTGCACAAGTTAAAGCCTTTTCTTCTTCAGACTACGCAACTGCTACTAGGACAATATCTGCAGGAGCAGGACTGACAGGTGGAGGAAATTTAACTACAAATAGAACTATATCTCATGCTGATACATCTAGCCAAGCTTCTGTAGATAACTCTGGTACTACATTTATTCAAGATATAACTTTAGATACTTATGGGCATATAACAAGCATAGGTTCTGCCTCATTACCTACTGCTTCATCCTCAACTCTTGGCGGCATAAAGATTGGCTCTGGCTTGTCAATAAGCAGTGGGGTGGTAAGTGTCTCTACGGGTTTTGCAGACGCAAACTACTTTAACTATGGTGGTACAGGTGGTTCTGCCGCTTCTGCAGGTACTCAATCAATATCTATAGGAGAAGACGCAGAAGCCCTTTCAGAAGCATCTATTGCTATTGGCCTTAATGCTACAACTGTCCTATACAATACTTCATATAAACCAGGAAGTATTGCAATAGGGATGAATACTCTTACTACAGGAGAATCCTCAATTTCTATAGGATCAAATGCTGCAGGAAATGGAGGTAGTGCTACTAGTATAGGGTATAATTCTGATGCTACAGGTAATGGTGCAACTGCTGTTGGTGCTTATTCTCAAGCTCTTGGCATTAGATCTGTAGCAATAGGTGGAAATGGACAAAATCCTACTAGTAGTAATGGTTTATCTGGCCCTACAGCATCTAATAATTATAGTATAGCCATTGGTGATGCTACTGCTATTGGGGAATATTCTATTGCTATTGGTGGAACGGCAAGAGGTGCTTCTAATACTTCTTCTGGATTGTCAAGTATAGCTATAGGTAAGTTTGCTATAATTAGCACAAATGCATTTGGAGGTGTGGCTATTGGTCAGCAAACCTCATGTGGCTATAATAGTGAATCTCAGATTGGTAACGTTGCAGTAGGTAGTGGGGCAAAGGCTAGAAACGCAGGTTCAGTTTCGGTAGGGTATAATAGTGATTGCGTTTCAGGCAGTGGTGGTGCAGGTGTTAATAACGTAGCACTTGGAAAACAGGCACAAGTATCTGGTAGTAGTAATACTGGTAACTCTGTAGCTTTAGGCTATGCAGCAGCAGTCACTACATCCAATACAATACGGCTAGGAAATTCATCTATTAGCTCACTGTTGTGTCAAGACACAACTATTTCTACTTCTGATGTAAGGGATAAAACTGACTTTGAAGCACTTAACTATGGTTTAGATTTTGTTAAGGCTATCCCTACATATAAGTATAAGAGAAATAATCGTGGAGAATATTATACACTTTCCCCAGAATTGGATGAGGATGAAAATCGTGTATATACTTATGATGAAGATGGTTATAACAATGAAACTAAAAAGTTAGACCGTGTAGACTTTGGATTTAAAGCACAAGAAGTTGAAGCTTTAATACAATCCAACGAAAGACTAGTTTCTACAACTACAGAGCCAGAAGGATTTGAGCTAAAGTCTTTTGCACACTCAGACATGACGCCGATTCTATGGAAAGCTGTACAGGAGTTGTCTGCTAAGAACGATGCTTTAGAAGCTCGTATTGTAGCTTTAGAAGCATAAGATGAATACTATAAACTTAACACCTGAAGAACTTGAGGCTATGCTAGATCGCGCAGCTATGAAAGGTGCTAACCAAGCTATAAGAGAGCTAGGTCTTAATGATGCTAATGCAACAACAGATATACGAGAGATAAGAAGCTTACTAGATACGTGGAGATCTACTAGGCACAGCATATGGAATACGTTTATTAAAATAACCACTATAGCAGTATTTACCTTCATCGGGGCTGCAATCTGGATGAAATTAGGTAACTAGTAAGGACTTTACAAATGGCTAAAAAATTCGGTGGCTTTACACCAGAACAGATGGGTAAGATGATACCTGAAATGCAAGGTATGCAAGCAGATGAACAAAATCTGTTCTTACAGGCTAATCCAGGTGCAGCATCTCGTGTAGGTAAAATGACACAGTTGGCACATGAAAGAATTACCATGTCTAAAGGCGGCTACATGACTAGGGGCTACGCTCCTGGTGGTGATGTTGTAGATCCTAATATTACTGCAAATCAAGCAGCATTAAATGCAGCACAAAAGACTTTAGCAGAAAAAACGTTAGCTATGCAGCAAGCTACAACAAATCTAGCAAGTGATCCTGCAAATGAAGCTTACCAAGCTGCCATAGCAACTGGACAATCAGCAGTAGCTAGTGCTGAAGCAGGAGTACAACAAGCAAATAAAATGCTTGCTACTGTAGGCATAGACACCGCTACTGAAGCTAAAGTAAAGGTAGGTACTGATCCAGGCTCTATGATTAACAAATCTGCTACTTCTACAGTTACAGATGCTGAGAAGACAGACGGTAAGATTGATAAAGATACTTCCGAATCCACTGCAGGTGATGCAACACAGTCTACTTTAGTTAACGCTACTATTCAAGATGACATGACTGTTCCTGATGTGGCAGCTTCTACACAATATACTGCACTAAAAGCAGAAGCTTCTGTAAAAGCAGTAATGGATAGACTAGTTGCAGCTACAGGTAAACCTAGTGAGGAAGCTCTTGTTGAAGCTTCCACTATGAAGCCTGAAGACTTAGCCCAACTAGGACTTAGTGTAGACCAAATAGCTGAAGCACAGAAAGTACAGGCTCCAGAAGCACGTGCTGTTCAAGAAGGTGAGATGGTTGAAGGCTCTACCGTTGACATGGACAGAGTAAAAACTGAGACAAACTTTGAAGCAGTTACTGGTGCGCCATCTACGGATGCCACTGTACAGGGCCAACTTACTGGCTTGATGGAGGATTTTGAGACAGGGAAACCACCTGTATGGGCTGCAGGAGCTATGCGCGAAGCTGCAGCAATAATGGCATCTAGAGGATTAAGCTCTTCCTCTATGGCAGGTCAAGCTTTAATACAAGCAGCTATGGAATCAGCAGTACCTATAGCACAAGCAGATGCTGATACCTTTGCTAAGTTTGAATCTGATAATCTAAATCGTAGACAAGAGACTGCACTATTTGCTGCAGAGCAAAGAGCAGAGTTTTTAGGCTTAGAGTTTGACCAAGAGTTTGAAACCCGTGTTACTAATGCCACAACAATTAGCCGAATAGCCGATACTAACTTCAACGCAGAAGTTACTATAGCTTTAGAAAATGCACAGATGGCACAAACTGTTGACATATCAAACTTAGATGCAAGAAATGCCAAAGTGTTAGCTGATGCAGCAGCAATGACTACGCTAGACATGACAAACTTAGATAATGTAAATAGAGCTAAAGTGTCTAATGCTAGAGCTTTCTTAGAAATGGATATGTCTAACTTAGATAGGCAACAGCAAGTTGCAACAATAAAAGCACAAGAAAATGCTAATGCTATTCTAACAGATCGTACTGCAGAGAATGCGGCTTTACAGTTTAACGCTACGTCAAAAGATCAGAGAAATCAGTTTGTAGCAACCTTGACACAGGCTGTAGGACAGTTTAATATTAGCCAGAAGAACGCAATGAATGAGTTTAATGCTGGTGAAGCTAATGCACTTGCCAACTTTAACACATCTCAAGACAATCTAAGAGATCAGTTTAATGCTGCTAATCATTTAGTGATAGCTCAAGCAAATGCAAACTGGATACAAAATATAACTACAACAGAGAATGCTGCTGACAATCAAGCTAATAGAGATGCAGCCCTAGCTGAGAATAACCTCACCGTAACAAACTATAACAACATATTACAAAAAGAACGTGACTTAATGGCATGGGCTTGGACTTCTGCAGAAAATGCAATGGAGCGTGATATGAAACTTATGATTGCAAAAATAGATGCTGCTGCCAGTGCTGACTCCTCTCCTTCTGTCCTTGCCACTGCAGGTGGTGACTTCCTTGCAAGACTTGCAGTCAACTACGCAGATACATTCTGGAACTAATAATCTAAAAGTAGAAAGCAATATAATGCCAGAAAATAGATCAGAAGCTTTTGAGGGTAGGTATTCCTTTAGTAACGACAAGGTACAGGTACGCCCTAAAACTAGGCCAAAGTCTATAATTGAACGGCCTGATAACCGTGAAAACAATAGGGAAACCTCTTTTAGTTCTGAGCCTAGTTGGAGTACATCCAATGTAACAAAATTTGAAAAACAGTTTGTTTCAGACAAAAAGATTAAACCTCCTGTAAAAGTAAATACTAGTGGAGGTTCGTATTATAAAAGAGCTAATATGCAAATGACTGTAAAGCAAGCTCCTTACGGCTCACCTCATAAGATTTCGTATGGTGAAACCTTGAGTGATATAGCTGCAAAGAACAATGTTTCTGTAGACCGATTAGCTCAAGCTAATAAGATTAAAAACCCTAATAGGATATATGCAGGACAAAAGATATATATACCTAGAGGTGTTAATGAGTTAGATGGGCCTGAAGCAGATGGCATAAATGCACCTCGTGAAAAGTCTGTGTTTGATAGAATTAAAGGTTTCTTTAGCGGAGGTAGAGCAGGAAGTAGTGCGGGTAGAGCAGGTGCTGGAGCAGGTAGAGGAGGAGTAGCTATAGGGCCAGATCCTTCTGGTATAATGTCACCTTCTCTTATGACAAAGTATAGAGTAGCTGTAGCAAGAGATAATAAAAAAATAATCACTAATACTTCTCAGATCAAAAATGCTCAAACTATACTTACAGATATGGGCTATAACCCAAATGGTATTGATGGTGATATTGGCCCTGGAACTAGGAGGGCTGTTCGCAAACTACAGGCTCAACACGGCTTGGAA